TTTGGTGAAGTTGTAGAGGCAATTAAGGACCACCATGACACACTTACGGATTCTCGTAATCCGCAAGTACCCCGGCGGGCAGAGCGTATTGTAGATACTGTAGCAACTATTCTTTTTCCTCGTTATATCCTCTTTGAGTCCCTTCCTCTGGGGACCCTAACCGACCGTGCTGCTCTTGCAGAGCAGGGCCTTGATGGCGTCATTTGTCAGGTTGAGAAGCTCCGCTCTGGAGCAGGCTTTAAGGCTAAGGTTTCCGGTACGACACCCGATCCTGAAGGTGGTCTTTCTGAGAAAGAAAGATCCCGTCAGCGCCGTGTGCAGACTTACTCCCTTGGGGAGGATCGTCTACATACGATGCACTCGGATGTTCGTGGTAACCTTTTCAGCCTATACTCAAGACCTGATCGTACTGATACCGAATCTGAGCTTCTGGAGCATTACCTTAATAAGACCCAATACCCCTTAGAGGGTTTGAGGGCTAAGGTTGTTGCTCTACTCGAACCTTTGAAGGTCCGTACTATCTCAATTGATTCCGGTATATTACGCTATCTGGCATCACGGATACAGAAATATCTTTGGAACACACTTTCACAGTATGAGGTTTTCGACCTCATCAAGGGTGTTCCAGTTGAAGATACTCTGTATTTTATGGTTAAGGGATTACCCTTTGTCTCTGGAGACTATAAGGGTGCAACCGACTCTATCTTCCACAATTCAACAGATTTGTGGGTCAAGCAGATCTTCTCTCGCTTAGCCGTTCCTCCTCATCTTTCCGAACACATCGAAGCCATTAAACGCGATTTTACTCGTGTTTTGTTGGACTACGGTGAAGTTTACGAACAAGAGGGGCGGAAATACCTCAAGGGTTTTGCCCAAGAGGTTGGCTTTGTTGCCGATTCCAAATTTTGGGGTCGGAACTTTTGGGAGCTCTTGCATGACTTAGAGCGGACCTATCCCGGTCTGGAGGATTCCATCAAGAACTTGTTACCATCGAACACCATTGTTCAGCAGGCTCGTTGACAGTTGATGGGTAATGTTTTGTCATTTCCCATACTCTGTCTCATCAACCTGACTGGATATTTGGTGGCCGCGGAACGATTTGTCAACTGGGTTCAACCCAAAGATCTCTTTGATATTTCTGAGGGAGACCTTGCAACCTGGAGGTTGCTGACAGAGTTCTTTTCTTACTCTTCTGATGGAAAGAGGCGCCTATTGGCGGATAAACAGTTGCTGCGGAGACTTCCAGTCCGTATAAATGGTGACGACATACTCTTTCAGGCTTCTCCGAAGTTCTACCAAATTTGGTCCGACTCTCTTAAAGATGTCGGTTTCCACAAGTCTGTGGGGAAGAACTATTTTTCGGAATTTTTCTTCACCGTAAATTCTCAGATATTTGTTCCTGGTTCGGCCCCTAACTTTGGGGATCCGTTCAAAACAGGACCACATCGACTCAATCACATTTGGTGGTCGGGTCTTACCCCAGATTTTCTCCGACGTCGTACTGATTTCCGGTCCCTTGTTGGGAAGGATTCAGCGACGATCGCAGATTCTCGGGCTTTCCTTTCTGCCTGTCAGGCCGCCTTCTTGGAGACGGTCCCGGTTGGTCAGTATAAGGTGTGGAATTCTCTGTTTCTTAAGAACAATTCTGAGTTCATCGACTCGTTTGACTCGTATGACCGCCCCCTCCGTCTTCGACGTGATGGTGAGAGGTCTTGTCCTCCTAGAGGATCATTTCGAGTTTCGCGTAGTCTGCCAGTGAAGCTAGGAG